GTGTCTGATGAATGGATTGATATCGATTTCCTTGCGCTGATACGACAGAGGCCTACTGACTGGCTTAAAAAAGGCGGTCAGGTTCCAGATCTCTTTGCTGCTGTTGGCATACTCCATCCTGAAATTGAAGCTCGCGCCAAATACATCTATCTGACGCAAAGCATCTACAACGCCCACGGCATAGAGCTGGACAGATTTGGTCAGTACGTTGATGTGGATCGCGATGGAATGTCTGACGATGATTATCGACGGGCAATCATGCAGGCGAAACTGGCGACTGCATTTAGCGGAACGCCAGATAACGTTATGGTCGTAACGGCAACTACTACATCAAGCACTGATGTTGAACTTGTTGAGTTGCACCCTGCTGCCTTTAGCGTACACGCCACCGGCCCTTATGTTCCTACAAACATCAACGCCATTGTTGACCGCGCATCTGTAGCTGGCGTCAGAGCCTATTCAACGCACGATTACGGGCTAAACGGCTTTTCCCTTGCTGGGATAGACACCAATTCAGGACAGGCGTTACAGGTCGGCGTAAATACCGCAATGCAGGTAGATACCGACACCGCCCTTGGCCTTAACCGTGGCTCTGTATTTATTGCTGGCTCCTACCTTGATGCAGCAGGTTCCGTATCAGGTGTTCTGGAAGTAAACGGCTCATACCTCGGAGTCGCTGACGACGACTATCTACTTATCTTCTCCCGTGACTATGGCGTTACCGGGACGATGCTATGCGGCGCTATGCCTAAGTGAGAAATTAAATGGCTATCACATCATTTGCAGCAACTGACGTTACATATGCTGATGGGCAGAAGAACAAAGAACCAATTCCTGATGAAATTCTTGCAAGCGGCTTCGTTCCACCTGTACGCATGCCAGACGGCTCTATCTCAGCGGGGAGCAAACTTGCTGCTAATCATCTCAATACCCTACTTAACGATTTATACACGCAAATATATGACCTTAAGGCTCGCGTGACTGAACTTGAGGGGGCGTAATGGCTGACATCCTTCTCAAATATCTGACTGATTTACCCTCTGCCGCTGACGCCGAGCCCTCAGACCTGATGCATATCAACCAGGCCGGAAATGACCGCTCAATAACATTAGAGGTGCTTGCATCCGCAATTTTCAACATCAGATATCCGGTAGGAAAAGTTGAATGGTTCGCTAACGATACTAACCCAAACGCAATTTGGTCTGGTTCTACGTGGGCCAGAATACCGGGAATGGGAAAAACTATACGCCTTGCAAATAGCACTGGAACTGATGTTTTACAACAGGGCGGTTCAGATACTGTCGAAATTACATCTTCAAATCTGCCACCACACAAACATCCAATAAATGTAAAAACAGAATCGTTTGATTATGGCTCAAAGTCGACAAGTAGCACAGGGTCGCATGTCCATGCGTTTGCATACCGAAGAAATGGCAATTCTTCTGATTCTGACCCTGGAGGGGATGTCATGAAGTCTGGTTCCGGCACAAAAAACGAAAGCAGAAATACTGAGTCGGCAGGAAATCACCAGCACAGTGTAAGCATCGGAGCTCACGAGCATGATATCAAAGGAGACACCGACAGCGTTGGTGGTGGCACTCCGTTGAGCTTAACTAATGCCTACGTAAAATTAGCGGCTTGGTACAGGACAGCATAAATGGCAGAACAAAAAGTAAAGTTAACTGAACTCCCGGCAGCTACAGATACAATCGACACAGCACAACTTCTGGTGAATCAAAACAGTACAGACCAGAAAATTCAAGTAACACACTTCCTACGATCTAAAAATAACCTTTCAGACCTTGTAGATTCAGATCAGGCCAGAGCAAATCTTAATGTTCCATCAGTAGATGAAGTAAACGACAAGTTATCTGGATATATAAACGGCTCACTTTCTTTTAGTGCGGGTGGGTCTTTAGCTTCTCGCACTGACTTTATCTGGGATGAGGAGAGCAAAGCATGGTACTACTGGAGCGGAACACTTCCAAAGGATGTGCCAGCAGCATCCACACCGGATTCTACTGGCGGGATTGGTGCTGGTAAATGGGTGCAAGTTGGAGATTTAATCTTAACGGAAAAGATTGACCGCGCTTTATTCAATAATTTTATTTATAACTTTGGTGGCATTCCAGACTACACTGGCGCACCACTATATGATGGAAATGATGCATCAAGAATTACAGCCACAGACAATACACCAATGCTGCTGAATGCATTGACAAACGGCATTATTAAAAATAATGTTTTGCGAATCCATATCCCTGCCGGCCACTACGGATTCAGTGGTGACAAAATCATTCTTGACCCAACAACGCTACCTTACAAGAAAATCATCATTTCTGGTGAGGGTGAAGGCGTTACGATCCTTGACTATATTAAAGAGGACAACACCGGGACCGGTAACACTGAACAGGGTGATAACGCAAAAGAACTTCTGCGTTTTGAAGTTGGTTTTGACCACGTAGAGTTTCAGAACATAACGCTGAAATGTACAACTAAAACAGGCTTTGTTAACGGCACTCCATCCAGTGACCCAAGTAACTGGGCGATTTACAACGGCACGATTTGGTTTGCTCACATCAAGCAGGCAAAAAAAGTTGTGTTGCGTTCAGTAACCACTGAACACGGTAACTATCGCTGCCTTAGCATCGATGGTATATCTGAGACTTCACCAGGCGTTACGGAACTTGAAATGCATGACTGCACTGGGCGTTACAATACTGGTAGTGGTTTCTGGCTACGTGGGATTAAAAAATCCAGAATTTTTAACTGCTATGGCTACCGTAATGGCAATAAGGGCGTAACCGCAACAGGTTATGGCATTACTTTTAGCCAGTATTGTTCTGATATTATTATTCAGGGCGGTGCATACTACGAGAACTACAGGAAAGGAGTTGATAAACATGGTGGCATTGGCAACATCACCATGAAAGACGTGCTGATTGCAGACAACATCATGTTTCAGACATCGTTTGACCATCAGTATCTTGGTCTTTACCCTGGTGATGTCATGACTGATATGCAACTTTCAAACGTTGATATTGAGTTTGGAAGAAATCCTGATTTCTGCAACGAAGCATTGAGCGCAATAGATCTAACTTTCAGAAATCACATATCAATTGTCCTGAATGATAAGCTAATCAACGGGTCAACTGCTGGACGCCTGCGCCAGGTTCGCGCGAAAGACTGTAGTATAAAATACTTACAAGGTGTTACGGTACCATTTAACACGTATGTATGTATTTCAGAAATGGCGCAAGAAGCACTGCTAGATAACGTCAGCGTTGACGTCAGAGCGCTTCAACTTGACAGAACTGGAAATAAAGACGTTTACACGCTAACCACAATTGGTATTGGTGCAGATAATGCAACCTTAAACATCCACGGTGGCCAGTATCTTACTGCTGATGGACTGGTGAGGGATCTTAACGGCAATAACAGCAACAGTCTGTTTATTGGCGCAAAAGCAAACTCTAAAATCATTATTGGTGGCAGCGCAGAATTTGACCTGGTCAACCATGTTCTGCTTGGTTCAACTGGCTCGGGACGAGCGTTTGAATATACTGGACAGCGAAAAATCGACGACTGCTCGTTCAAAGTAAGAAACTTACAGAACGTGACTCACCAGTTTAGCACCGGCGCAGGACTTGCCTGGTTAGAAAATGGTTTCTTCTTTGGAAACGCCGCCAATCAGATAAACTATGGAGGTGCAGTGGCGCTTGGGTTTGGAGACTGTCACAACATGACACAACACAAATTTGGTGTTCATGATCGTGGAGTAACGTTCAAAATAGACAACTCAAAATTGCAAGCAGGCACACCTTGCAATATTTTAACTGCAAACCTGTATGGTAATATGAATTTACGGCTAGAAGGACGCTGCGCAAGATCTCCTGATATATATGAAGCTCGATGGCTAGGAAGTGCCAACACGTTTCAAGTTGTTGTTGGAAGTGATAGAATATCTAGCGGAATCACAACCGATCAAGCAATCCAATGGAATGGCAATAATACAAATCTAATAGCTAAGAAGATAACCCTCAACACAACAACCTCTCTTAGCGCCACGGAATATTACGTGGCAGAGATAAGTGCCAACAACAACTTTACAGTAAAGTATCTTGGCACACTGTAGCAATGTTGTGCCAGCCTATGAATGAGGCTGGCACAACAAGTCATTTAATTTGACCTGTAAACATCAAAGTAATAGCTACCTCTTGTATTTGGCTCTGCACGCAAGGTGTAGTTTCTTAGATTAATCCTTTCATCAGATAAAATTGTAGTATATTTTGATGCATCAAAACCAGACTCAAACTCCTTTAATGGTATCACGTTATATACCACATTACTGTCAAGGCAAGTAGCCAGCGTGTTGAATTTAAATGGCACCTTTACGATAATTAATGTTTTGTTGTTGTTGTGAACACTCTGGCAGTCATAATTATCTCTAAGGAATAAGTTTTCCACCTTATTTCTATCTGCATTAATTGAAGCAGAGAAAATGGACACAAATGTTAATATAGTGAATGATGCAGTGGCATTAATTTTTCCGGCAAAGCTATAGAATGACGCAAATATCAAAGCAAACATAGGAATTGATGGGTATGCATACCTGGCCAGTTTGTAAGGTGCAAAATAAATTGATAATATAACAAATAGCGATGTGGATAAAACAATCCAAATGGAAAACAGACTATGCCTACATCCGCTGTATGTTTTGTAAATTAAATACAACAACCCCAATATGGCTATTAAATATATAAATGGCAATGAAATTGAGATATCATGGAAAACCTTAAACGAAGAGGCTATGTTTTCCTTAAATGAAAACACCTTTCCAACTGCCTCGGTAGTTCTATAGTTTATATTGAAATATCTTGGGTAAATTATAAATGAAAATGAAATAACTAAAATAATAAATAATAAGATCTTTTTTAACGCGTTGTGGCCGCATATGGATCTATGATTAAGCAAAATAAGCAAAGATACTGGCAAAATATAAAATACAGAAAAATAGCCAGTTAAAAATGTAACGGAAGTTACTGCAGCATATTTAACAAGCTCCTTACGTTGTATGTCAGTAGTATCAAATACCAATAACGTATAGTACGTAAAGATTACAAACATCATTTCTTGGAATTGATAAGGCCTAAGAAATGTGGTATTAGATATCGCAAAACACGAAGTGTATGCTATAAATGCGCAAATTATTGAAGGTGTAATATTGCCAGTTAACTTATGCACCAGTTTTACACAAAAGTAAAATGAAATGCACATGAAAATAATGTTCATCTGCGCAAGCCATACAACAATGTTGGATATGTTCGAGTCCTTAAGTGGTGTCATCCATAGTCGCAAAAGGCTATAGTATATATTGCTATGAGGCAGGTCTCTATTGTTAACCCATAATTTACCAACATCATTAATGGCATCTAAAATACCACCATTAACAACATACATTTCCCTTCTTATAGCATCACCAGTAGCGCCAATAAAACCATCACCAATGGTAGAGAAACCTATTGACTTATATGAGGATAATATAATTGACAATGATTCATCAACGTGCAATCCTGATTTAATAGAAATATAGTACTCTCTCATAAAGATGAGTAACGCCATGCAAACTACAAACACAATAGTGTTATTAATTCTTATGCCTCTAAACATTTTTCCTACCCTTCAGTACATAACGCGGACGGTTTTTTACTTCCACGTAAATCCTTCCAATATACTCACCAAGCACGCCTATCCCGATAAGCTGCACACCACCCAGAAATAAAATCGATACCAATAGAGAAGGGTAGCCGCGCACTGGGTTACCAAATGCCAAGGTATCAAGAATCATCCACGCTCCGTACAGGAACGAAGCACCGGCAACGAACAGACCAATATAAGTCCACATGCGAAGAGGGAAGGTTGAAAAGCTGGTGATTCCCTCTAGCGCCAAGTTCCACAGTTTCCAGCCATTGAATTTTGTGCTTCCGGCAACTCGCTCTGCGCGGGCATATTCAACCACATCAGTTCTTCCGCCTACCCAGCTAAGCACACCCTTCATGAAGAGGTTACGCTCTGGAAGGAGCTTGATGTTTTCGACCACCTCACGAGACATGAGTCGGAAATCGCCAACGTTCTCTTCAATCTTCGGGTTGCTGATTTTATTGTGGAGCTTGTAGAACCACTCGGCAGATTTACGTTTTAGTCGGCTGTCAGTTGATCGATCAGAGCGCTTAGCAAGAACCATATCCGCACCGGCCTGCCATTTCTCAATAAGGTGAGGAATGACCTCAATTGGATCCTGCAGGTCAACGTCAATCGGAATTACTGCCTCTCCGGTAGCATGATCAAGTCCAGCAAACAGAGCTGGTTCTTTCCCGAAATTACGCGTGAACGACAGCGGAACAACAAGCGGGTCGGCAACAGAAAGTGCGTTTATAATTGATTCTGTCGCGTCTTTGCTGCCGTCATTGATAAATACTATCTCGACTTCATGCTGCTGAAGCCCTTCAAACTCCCGCACGGTTTTATAGAAGATTGGAATTGCTTCCTCTTCATTGAAGACAGGAACGACCAGAGATATCTTCATTTCGCATCCCTAAAGACAATGAACTTTGAATAGACGAAACCGCACACCAAGCTGATGGCGGAGAAGGTGACAAGAGTGACAATTGGAGGAAGTGCACATCTATCAGCAGCCCATCCAACAGTAGCACTCAGTGTTCCCATGAACCCGACATATAACATGTAGCGCATCGTTGTAGTCGATGCTTTGAATGTGAATTTTGCATTCGCGAAGAAGCTAAAGCTCACAGCCACAACGAAACCTGCGAAGTTTGCCAGAGCCTGATTGGTATGCGCGGCATAGATACATACACCAAAAACCACCCAGTGTATAAGGGTGTTCAGCACGCCAATAGAGGTGTACTTTGCAAATAGTTTTAACAT